GGTAAATTTTGGTAAATTTTGCGGCTGGTGTACTTCCACCTGCCACGTTTCCGTTTGAATGATGAGTTGGTATTGCCACAAGCCGTTTTCTTCGCCTGCAAACTCCTCGCTAATCAAATGACAAGCGGTGCAATTTGTGGGACGAAAACCCACGACGGCTAAGCGAAGCTGGTCGAGCATTTCCAACGCACCGGTGTCATCGTGTTGGCTACGTGCAATCACCGTGAGGGCAATCAGCACTTTGCGGCGTTGTTGAATAATGTCGGTGCTATCAAGACTTTCAAATTTGGAACCTGCATACTGCACCAACACCGCCCCATATTGGTCGGTGAGGTTGTAGCGGTCTAAGTCATCGGGGAACAGTTCGATGCTGAAACTCGTGGTCTTCTGTTCGATATGAGCTCTGATGCTTTGCAAAATCGGTAAAGTGGCACTCATAGATGTGCTCCTTAATAACCCAACAAATCCAATTTCTGCGGTGCACGGGCTTTAAATTTCAACGCAGACGGCAAACCGTCATCGCCTTCCGCGCCGATTTCCGTTAAGCCCAAATGCAGTTTGCCACTGGAAATGCGCTCCAAATCTTTTAAGGCTTGGCTGTGGGTTTCTTTCACATTGTCGGGAAAGCCTTTGCCTTCAGGACGGCGTGAATACAACCAATAGCGAGCAAGTTGTAGGCAAATGTTACGTACAAGCGTTGGCACATCATTTAACGGTAGCAAATAACGTGAACGTAAATAGCCGTCCACCGTTTCGGTAGCGTATTCGCACGCCTTGTTTAATACGGCATAATCGACTTCCGTCGCTCTTGTGTTGTCATTAGAGAGCTGCACAAGCACCACTTCGCTCACCACTTCCGTTAAATCTTGTGCCTGAATGTACATTATTCTTTACCTTCGCCTTTGTTGTTTTTATTAGCTTTCTCCGCTTCTTTACGGGCTTTTTCTTCTGCTGCTAAACGAGCTTTTTCAGCTTCTGCTTCCGCCTGCTTGCGTTTTTCGTCTTCGGCTTCGTCTAATTGCACATAAAGCGAAATGCGAGCGGCTTCTTCGTCAGTCAGTTCGAGCTTATCGCCTTGCTCATAGCGTTGATTGTTGTGGTAAATCGCCATGGTGCTGATGACGGCGTAGAGTTTGGTTTTGTCCATTACTTTCTCCTAATGAAACGGTGTTATATCTTTAACAAATCTCCCCAACCCTCTCTTTGCTAAAGAGGGGGGGATTTTCAGAGATTACAAACAGCCTTTGATTAAGTAACCAGCTGCACTACCCAAAAGATGTGGCTTGTGAATGTCGGTGGTGCGAATAACTTCGAGTTTGCCGCCGTTTTCTTTGTAGGTGTCCACAAATAAGCCACCTTGACGACGTACGGTGTAACCGTAAGATGGCTCGTAAACCGTGCCTTTGCGTTCCGCTGAACGAGGGGCAACGTAAGCTAGCACAATCGCATCGCTCCAGATGTCTTTGAGTTGTGAGCTTTCTTCGTACACCGCCTCACCGATTTTCACGGTGTCGATACCAATCAATTTGGCGAATACTTCAGGCGTTACAATCGCCACTTGTGAATACTTGAGTTTTTCAATGACAGCTGGGTGTTCTTTTAATGCTGCCCACACATCGCCTGCAATCACGCATACATTCGGTTTGCGACCAATCGCACGCTTCACGGCACGAATGCCCGTGTCGAACATCGCAAAGATGTCTGCTTGTTTGCTAGTGATTTTCGATGTACCGCTTAACGTGACTTTGTTGCCACTGTCGTATTTGCTTTCATCAAGCGCGAGCGTTGCCACTTCTTTTTCACGCCCTAATGCAATCACATCTTGGGTGGTATTTAAGGCAAATTGACGGAGAGAGAAAATCGCTTCGTTTTCTTCACGGTAGTCGATGGCGTATTCCACATCGTGCTCTTCCAACGCCACGTCGATTGCCGTGATGTCTTCAGGATCTAAACGGTTTGACGTGCCGCGTAAGTTACGCACCGTGCTAGGTAAGCGGAATGCAAGGCGACCGAATTTCGGAATTTTGCCCGCTTCTTTGTCGATTTCAACGGTTGGCATTAAGACTTCACCGACTAATTCAAGGTTGTGATAGCCCTGAGCCAAGTTGGTTAAAACAGGATCTTGCACGCGAAGTGCTTGAAGATTGTGTGCGGTCATAAGTTTTCCTTCTATTGATAAATGGCATTAAATGCAGCTTTATAGCTCACATTGTGTTCTTTGGCGTAAGCACGGATTTTTTGGTCAGCTTCGATGCTGGCTGGGCTTGTGCCTTCGGCATATTCCACCGTGTTATTTTGTGCAGTTGCCGCTTTTTCTTTGGTTGCTACCTCAGAGAAATTTACGACTTGAGGTTGAGCGTCCAAAAAGGCTTGGAGTTTGCTGTGTAGGCTTTCGCCCTCGGCAAATTCCACCACGCCACCTTGAGCGGTAGTTGATGCGTAGTTCAACAAATCGACCGCTTGCTGTTTAGCAATCGGCGCAAGTTTGCCTGCTTTCACTAAGCCTTCCGCAAAGTCGGCATTTTCAGCTTTGGCTTGATTGAGTTCAGCTTCCGCTTTTTCGGCTTTCGCTTTGGCGTTTTCATCTTTGAGTTGCTGATTTTCAGCACGCAAGCGGTCTAATTCCGCTTTCTCTTCTGCACTCATTTCAGGTTCTCCTTGAGTTGGTTCAGTTTGAGTAGGGTTAATAGTTGCTGGGGCTTCGGGAGCCTCTTCGCAAAAATCGACAATGCCTTGCTCGCTCTCTGAAAATTCAGGGTTACGCAAGCCTTTCACAGCTGGTGGCATTGCCCCTAAAAAACCGACATGGCGTAAATAGAGCGAGCCTTGCTTTGGATTGTCAGGGCTATTGGCAAGGTAAAAAGATGCCGACACTTTTTTGAAACGCCCATCTGTGACCATTTCGGCAAATTCAGGGTGAACTTGGTCAAGCTCGGCTTTCAGCACATCGCCGTCTAACTGCAAGCCTTTCACCCACGCATAGGCGGGGGCTTCCATTGTGGGGTGTCCGATAACGGCTGGGGCTTCATGATAGGCAACATCGTAGGCTTCTACCGCCTGTTGCAAATCGGCTGGGGTGATTTCCACCACTGTACCGTGTGCATCTAGGCGTTTGCCTGCTTTAAAAATTTCAATCAGGGTCATTCGGTTCTCCTTGTGTTGGCAAACATCATAGAAAAAACGACTGCGTGGGGCTTTTAAAGCGATTTAAAGAAAACGAATGAGAAATGATTGGAAAAAAGAAAAGCAGATTTAAAGCAGAATAGAATAGCGTTTAAATACCGTTTAAATGCGTTTAAGTGCGTTTAAATTTTTTTGGACGATAAATTCATTTAATCGAATTTAAAACGCCACAGAGGGCGTTTTTGATGTTATTTTTGATTTTTAGGCAAAGTAGCTAACTTTGGTCGATTTGGCGTTGCAAAAGTGCGGTCGCTTTTCGCAAGAGTTTTTGCTCATCTTGTTCGCTTACGCCTAGCCATGGACGAGCTGGAATAGTGACTTTACCCCCACGCCCCGCCTTGCCGCCGAATTGGTGTAAGCGGGCATATTTGGCATCAGAACCAAATTCCACATTTTTGTCGTTATAGTTATAGGCGGTTTTATCCGATAAATAACCATCTTGACGTAAAATTTTGGTGGACTTGCCTTTCTTCTGTTTGCGAGCCAACGTTTTTGCCGACAACGATTTCCAGTTATCCCCTTCAGGATCCACTTCTTGCTTAAATCTCTCAGCGTGGATTTTCTTCAAGGTTTCCCCCAGCACGCCATAGAGCTTGCGAGGGTGTTGCAGTTGTTGGGTAATACTGTGCAGTTTTACGACCGCTTGGGTATCGTTGAGGGTGATTTTAATCATCGCTAAAAGCCAGCTAATTTATTTTTTAACACATAGCCTTCAAGTTGCCATAATTTATTAAAGGCGTTCTCAAAGGCAATACGTTCGCCAATTTCTTGGTTATAGGTTTTCGGTGAAACACAGGCGGATTCACCCGTTACTGTAAAACCATTACGCAAGGTTAATACACAAACCGTGAGCGTTTCTGTTAATCGGTGGAATTGTTTATCTGTGATAATCGATTCCAAATGTTCTTGGGTAACATGTTCAGTCATTTTTATTCTCCTATTGATTAAAAAATAAGTTGGGCGTATAGTATTTCTAACGGTGGGGGTTTCCTACTGGAAAGGTTGGCGGCAATGTTTCATCCGTTATTATCCTGTTCGAATCAGGCAAACCACCGTTAATCCAAATCACCCCATAATAATTCGTAGCTTTTCTTAAAATCGTTCCATTCAACTTTGCTTTTGATTGTGCTTGCTGTGCGAACTAGATTGACTTTATGAACCAGCTTTTTCTTGCTTAATTCGTCTTTGAGCTTTACTTCGTAATCCATTTTGATTGCTACTTTACCTTGTTCGATTTCATACACAAAAATCAGCGTAGGTAATTTCTGATCACGTTCCAACAAGATTGCCTTTGGATTTCTCAACTTCTCTGGCAACTGCTCCCAAAACTCAATCGGCAGGTTAATGCCTTTGGCTTGCTTGGTATCACGCAAGGCGTGTAACACGTCATCATCTCGCACTGCAATCACCGCACTTTGTGGAGCTTTTTCAAGAGTGTTTAATTTATCAATTACTTTGGCAGGGATTACGCCCACGTTTTTGATTTGCCCACGAGCTATTTTTTCGCTGGCAACTTGATCTACCATAGACTTCATCGCCCCGTTTAACATCATCATCGCACGTGGATTTTGTAACACGTTTTCAATTAAGAGGCTGGCAAGTTTCGGTTCGGCGGTAACGGCTTTGTTGAAAAGTAGCTGATCTACGTCTGCATTCCGCCCTGCGGTCAAACGCTCAAAATTATGCGGTTGAAAGCCCACGTCATAACCCTTTGGCACTTTTACCATTCGGGGATTACCTGAACGTGTGCCAACCAGTTTTTCTTCCCACTCAATTTCAGGCGAGGGGCTGACGGTTCTACCCATTTCCTTGAGGTCATCTTCATCGTGAGCAGTGACTGTGCAGTGGCAACCGTAGGCTTTAATGGGGTAGTAATAACGCCAAAACGGATCGCTTGCGGGCAAAATCGTGCCGTCTAAATCAATATGCTCTTGACGTGGGTGAGCGTTGTCGTGGTGATGATATTCCCAATAAGGCATCACATCAGCCAAATCTAAATGTTGTTGCAACCGCCCGCGATTGTAAGCCGCATAAACATTGGTGTCGTAAATAATACGAGTTCGCCAATTTCTACCGCCTTTGTAATCCCAGCCTGTGCGAGAGACAACCTCATCAAACCGCTTGCGAAAGCCC